ACAACCCCGCATTGGGTGCCGCACTGGGCGGTGCGGCGGGTGGTGCCGGCACGGTGGTGCGTGCGTTCGGCAAGGCCGCCGTGGCCAACAGGCTTGGCGCGCCGAGCGGACAGACTATCCAGCGCATCACGGATGCCGTTCGACCAGGCGGGCGGGCGAGCCTGAAACGCCAGGCTATTCGGGCAAGCCGCGAGGCAGACGCTCGAAGCGTCGACATTCGCGGCCGGCCTGGTGGAGCTGGAGCGCAGCTGTCGCCAAGGAACCAGGATCCAGGACTGCCGCTCGCGGACGATGTGGTTGCACGCGGACGGGCCATGACCGAGGGCCAGGAGAATTACCTGCGCGCCATCAACACCGGCGAGGACATCGAAGGCGCATCCTTGCGCTGGCTGGACGAGGGTGCGGCAAGAGGTACGAACGACGAAGGCGTTCGCCTGCTGCAAAAGCAAGGCTTCACGCGCGACATCCTGTCGCAACTCGATGGGGACAGCTCACAGGTGCTGCTGTCGCCGCGCGCTCGAATAGAAGCTCGAAAGCGCGCCAGCCAGGTGTTCCAGGAAGCCGCCGACCGAGCGCCCAACATCTCCAGGACCGGACTGATAGACGACATCCGGACATCGTTCAACCGGGCGCCGGCCGAGGCGAAGAAGATCGCCGACGACGTGGTGGCGAACCTCGAGCGCCAGACCAGCGAGGGACTGGAAGCATCGAGCTACCAGCAATTGCGCAACGAACTGCGCCGCGACATGGAAAGCGCCATGAAGCGTGGCGAGCATGAGAGTGGCGCCGCTATCGGCGACATCATCGACATGATGGACGAACGCGTCCTGGACGGCGCCGGCACCGAGCTAGGCGCGCAGCTCCGCGTGGCCAGGCGTCAATGGCGCATCCTGAAGGCGCTGGAAAGTCCATCGGTGTTGAGCGCCGACGGCACGGTGAACGCCAAGACGTTCGCTAACCGGTGGAAGGCGCGGGGACCGCAGAAGAAAGGCGGCACCGCCAGCGATCCCGCTGGCGCGGAGTTCGACAAGCAAGTCCGTCTCGCCGAGTTCCTGGCGCACGAGCCGTCGCGATCGAGCGGCACCGCCGAGCGTCTGCTGCGCGCTGGCGCCAAGACTGGTGGCACCGCTCTTGGTCTGGGCGCGCTGGGCAATGCGCTCTAAAAGAAAACGGCGCCTGGTGGGCGCCGCAGTTGGCTGACCTTGGGATAAGTCTGGATTAAACGTCGCGCATACGTTCCCACAAATCGCGGGTCATGTCCAGGTCGAGCTTGGCGTGGAGTTCCACCTTTTCGTAATCCTCCCGCAACCACGCTTCCCACAACATCGCGCTGTCGCCTTTGGTCAAGCCAAGGATCTCCTGGCCGACCGCGCCCAGCGACTTCTTGTCGCTTGACCTCCCGGCCCACAACTCCATCGCGTCGTTGACGACGGGATAACGCTGCGAGCCGATGGGCCACGTTATCGGTGCCTTGACGCCGTGCTTGATGCACCGCTTCCACAGGAACCGAGCGTCGAACATCACGTTCCAGCCCGACCATGTCGTTGGCAACCTGCCGTCCGGCTTGGTCAGCGGGAACGTGGCGTCAATCGTGTCCATGACATCGCGCAGAAAACGCTCTTCTCCCTCGTCCAGATGGCGCACCAACGTGGTGGTCGGTTCTTCTTCCCATCCCCAAGCCACCGCGATCAGCTCACCGTACAGACCGTCCAGCGCCGTCTTGTCGAGCGCGGTGATCTGGGCGGCGTCGATATAGGCGTCGATCTTAGCCTGGTCCTTGTAGTTCGATGGCGCCGACAGGCCGGTGCGGATGGCCGTGCGAACGTTGTGGCTGGTGGTCGGCATGGTCTCGATGTCGATCCATAGATTACTCATCGCGGATCGCCCGGCCAGTGGCGCGGAGCGCGCCGATGATGAGTAATCTATCATCGGCGCCGAGAAACAGTTTCCAGCCGCAGAACGCGGCAACGCACCATCCCCCCGCCACCAGTATCATGAAATGGACTTCCATTATTCGGTTTCCTCTGTGGTCGGCATGGTCTCGATGTCGATCCAAAGGTTGCTCATTTGGCAATATCCTTGCGTATGGCCATCGCCAGGGCGACGACGATGATGTAGGCGGGCGCCATGAACATGGTAACCACGACGGCACCGTGCAGCCACAGGGCGACGACGATGATCCAGTACATGATGCTGAAAGTCCAAAAGGTTGTCATAACGTTCTCCAGTTGTTGTTGTACCTAACACATGTGGGGGGTTGCGTTATGAGCGCAACCCCCCTTGTGTCGATTTACATCAGTCCTGTCCGTCGCTCCTTAGAAGGGGATTTCGTCATCAGCCAGCTGGTCATCGACCATCTGGTTGGCGACTTCCTGGGCTGGCACCGGCACCGGCTTGACCGCTGCCGCCTGGTCGAGCTTCGCCCAGCCATCCGACACCTTGCCTTTCAGGCTGTCCGACAGATCGTCCATCGCCATCCGCAGACCATCCCGGTCTGGATACTCGATCGACCAGAGCGGGATGTGCGACGGACAGACAGGCGCGTCCGACTTCTTGCCAGGCATGATGGTGCCGACGTTGGCGAACACCGTGCCGTCGTTGTCGTTGTGCTCGACCAGGATGGTGGCCGGCGCGCCCAGCACGTTGCCAAGCTGGAAGCCATCCTCGAGCGGCTTGCCGCGCCAGTTGGTCAGCATCTTGACCAGCGTACTTTGCGGATGGCTGGACAGCGTCGCCGTCTGGTGGACGCTGAACGGCTCGCCGTCCTGTCTGGTGTGCTTGGTCAGCCAGGAGATCAGCACGCGGCGTTTCATGCCGAAGGCCGTCTCCTGGAGACCCTGGTCGATGATGCGATAGCAGAGCGCCGGCGTCACACCAGCAGGGCAAGGCTCGAAGCTCTGCGATTGGCTTGGGTTTAGGGTGAAGCTCATTGCTTGGTGATCCTCTTGGGCTGTAGGGGGTTCATTTTCATGTGGGCGTCCAGGATGTCGCGGATCAGCTCCGACATGGAGATCTTCCGCCTGAACGCCATACGCAGCACGTACTCGATGTGATCGGAGTGGACGGCATACGTGGCACGCTCATAGCGGCGTTTACGCTTCGCCATCGGCCGGCGGATCAATGGTGTCGGCGTTACCGAGGACCTTCGTGGTTCCGTGACGATCCACCATCACCCTCAAGCCGTCGACGACGAACGTGAGGTGATGAAGCGTTGTGACGCCGTCGCTGTCTGTCAGCGAGACGTATATCAGATCGTTAACCGGGCCGACCTTGGTACGATAAGCTTTAGTTCTGGGCATTGGTGCGTTTCTCCGTTAAGGTAAGAGCCGATCAAGGACAATCCCTGATCGGCTCTAAGTATAGTTCTTAACGGAAGACGTTGCAACCCACTGCAACGACATATCACCAAGAAAGGCAACATGATGAGCGAAATTACCACAATCCGGATCCAGGCGCAACAACACCTAGATGACCTGGAGGGTCAGGTGCTGGTGTCGCTCACGCCGTTGCGCAGTAAAATCCCATTCATCACGGCGTGGCAGAATAACGGCGTCCTCGATGTCGAGCTGCTGACCAACTGCGACAGTTTCGGCACGTTGTGCTGGCCGAACTCCGAGCTGCTGATCCTCGACATCGACGACATGACCAAGTACGAGGCCATCATCGCGCTGGGACTGCCGGACACGCGCATCTGGAAGACCGCCAGGGGCATCCACATAGGCTATCGCGTGCCCATGCCGCTGTATCGCGGCGGGCCACGCCAAGGCAAGCTGCCGCATGGCGCGGGCGAGTGGAAAGGTGGCCAGGTGCGCTACCACGCGCTGGGGCACAACGACACCGACATCGCCGAGGCTCCGCAATGGGTGATGGATATGATCCTCGCCGCGCCAGCCGCGGGCAACGGCCGGGCTGCGAGTGGCTTCACGCTCCACGCGCCCCCCCGACTGCGCGACAACACCGACACCGCGCTGGCTCATATGGCCGGCATCCTGCGCGAGGCCGGCATGGACCGGTCGGCCATCGAGTACGTGCTGCACTGGGGCAACGACGCGCTGGAGCACCCCAAGGACGGCGCGCCCGAGCGCGTGGCGCGTAGCGCCATGAACTGGGCGCGCGGCGTTCAGACCGAGGAACCCGAGGCGGGCTTTACCATCGCCGAGGCGCTTGAGATGGACATTCCACCCATCGATTGGCTGGTCAATGAGCTTCTTGGCCCAGGTTTGTATGTCTTCTCCGGTCCACCCAAGGAAGGCAAATCATTCCTCGCGCTTCAGCTCGGGAACTGTATCAGCAACGGCGACAGCTTCCTCGGCATCGATACACGCCAGGCCACGGTCGAATATTTCGCCTTGGAGGATAATGTCGGGCGCATCGTCAATAGGGCCAAGGCGGGGCTGAGAGCGTCACCCATGCGTATCATCATTCCAGGGGGTGATGAGAACGTCGCTGACCGTATCGCAGCCAGCGAGGCGGATCTGGTGATCGTGGATACCGGCAGCCGCGTCTATCACCCAGGGAATGACTATCACGAAGCCACCAAGGTTCTTGGGCCGGTTCAACGGCGTGCGTTGCTGGCAAGGAAGACCACGCTGTTGGTCTGGCATCATTCAAAGGATGTCTACGCCAATGGCATCAAGGTGAAGCGCGGATTTGACGCCATCCTGGGGTCCACGGGTATCAACGCGATCGCGGATGGTCTGTGGATGCTGAAGAACAACAAGCTGCAATATGAGGGGAGGGAGATACCAGATGCGTCCTTGGGGTTGAAAAGGGACGGACTGTACTGGGCTGCCAAGTCGCCTGTGACGGGCCGTATGCAAGACGTCTTGGACCTGCTGGAAGAAGGTCCGATGACCAACAACGAGCTATCCAAAAAACTCGGAGTATCCCATCAGCGAGTGTCGCAAATATGCTCTGAATTACGCTCTTGCGGCAAGGGCACGGAAACTGACGGAAAATGGCGGAAATGCTGAAGAAATTGTCTTCGCCGCAATAGCCGCCGCTTTTACTATACTACACACCAAATGGCCGTTGCGGCGGCCATCAACTAAATGGAAGGATTTTGACGTGATGGACTGGAAGAAAGGCATCGAGGAAACTGGGTGGTTCGTGATGATGTTCACAGACAAGCCACACCGACACGAGATATGGAAGGCTGATGCTCTAAACGTGCAAAACCATTCTGCGGGAAAGCTGTACTACTGGCCCGTCCATATGTCGGTAGAGAACTGGTTTGATGAGAGTAAATTCTGGCCCGTCTACATGGCGCTAATCAGAAACATGGAGCCGGACATGAGAATACTGTCGGATACGTTCCAGGCGGTTCACGAGAACGTGCTGATGACCAGAAAGGATCAATTGGATGAATTGTTGGTGCCATGACACCAACCGCTCGATCACTGAAGCACCTTCGAGACACTGGCTGGCTCGTGGACGTGGTCGAGCGGAACGTCACACGCATGGTCAAAAAAGACCTGTTCGGCATGTTCGACCTGTTGGCTCTGCGCGATGGTGCCGTCATGTTCGTTCAGGTGACCACAGGCTCGAATGTGTCGGCTAGGGTCAGAAAGATACGTGAAAACCCTGACCTGCCCTCAGTGGCCGCCGCAGGGGCAGTAATCGTGCATGGGTGGCGCAAATCGCTGCGATCTGGTAAATGGGAGGTCCGCGAGGTCAGCATCGAGGGATAAATGGCCAAGTCGAACAATGACAAGGAATGGTCGGAAGCGGTCCGCCGCGCCGTTCATCGGCGTGAGAAGGGGCAGAAGTCGAAGTATCTCGACCGGTTGGCCGACGTACTGGTGCAGGCTGGGATGAACGCCGACATCGGTGCGCTGAAGGAGATCGGCGACAGGCTGCAAGGCCGGTCGGTTGTCCCTGTCGCGGTTGAAGTCGAGGGTGATCTCAAAGTCACATGGCAAAAGTAATCGTGCTACCGTACAAGCCGCGCGAGTGGCAGAAGGCATTCCACGATGACCCTGCACGCTTTCGCGTCAATGTGTGGCACCGCCGGGCTGGCAAGACAGTCGCGGCGGTTAATGACATCATTCGCCAAGCGCTTACGACCACGAAAAAGGAGGCGCAGTTCGCCTATGTCGCGCCAACCTATCGACAAGCATTCCGAGCCGCGTGGCCGTACTTTCGCCAGTATCTGGAGCCTGTTCCTGGTGTCCAGTTTCGGGTGTCGGACATGCGCATTGATCTCCCGAACAAGGCTAGGATCTACTGCCTGGGCGTTGAGACGGCCGACAGCGTACGAGGCATGTATCTCGATGGCTGCGTTATTGATGAGACAGCGCTGGTCCCGTCGAGCGTATGGGCGCTCGTTCTGCGACCGGCACTCGCTGACCGGCAGGGAACTGCGATCTTCATAGGAACGCCGATGGGAACGTTGAACCTGCTGCATGAGCGCTTCCAGGACGGCAACAAGCTCGAAGGCTGGTCGAACAACATGCTGACGATCGAGGACAGCCAGGCGCTGCCGCGGGCCGAGGTGGACGCGCTCAAGCGCGAGATGCTGCCCAACGAATACCGACAGGAGATGATGTGTTCATGGTCAGCGGCGATGCGCGGCAGCTATTATGCGACCGAGATGGACGCGGTCAGAGCGGACAAGCGGGTCATGCCGATAGCACGCGACAGTGCGTTGACGACGATCGCGGCGTGGGACTTCGGCTGGGCTGACCTGACGGTCGTATGGTTCGCGCAGCTCCTGGGCACCGACGTGCGGCTGATCGACTGTCGCGCATATCACGCCACCAAGCTGGGTGACGTGCTGGACGACCTGCCGCCGGCCGATGAGCATCTGCTGCCGCATGACGCGACAGCTCATGAGCTGATCAGCGGCATGAGCCGCAAGGATGTGTTCGACCAGCGCGGCATCAGCTATGAGGTCGTTGCGCGTCCCAAGAGCATCAACGACGTGATCGACGCCGGGCGCCGGCTGTTCCCGCGCTGCTGGTTCGACACCGACAAGTGCCAGACCGGAATCGAGGCGCTCACGCTCTATCGCGCCGAATATGACGATGTGAAGCGCATAACGTCGAAGACGCCTGTTCATGACTGGGCGAGCCACTATGCCGACGCGTTCGGCGTGCTGGCGCAGGGTCTGCCAACCTCGAATCGGCCGTTCAACTGGGGCAAGCCGCTTCAATACGACAACGTGGGAGTGATCTGATGGCCAAATACAGCGACGAGGAACTATCCCGCATCGTTGGCGAGATGGTCGAAGGCGCGGCCGGCAGCGACCAGGACGAGATCAGCGCCAACCGCACCAACGCGCTGAACTACTATTTCGCGCGCATACCCGGCGCCACGGCGCCTGGTCGATCGGATCAAGTAAGCACTGACGTGGCCGACATGGTCAACGCGGTGCTGGCTCAGATTGTGCCGATGATCTCGACCGATGCGGTGGTGGACTTCGAGCCGGCCGGCGAGGGTGATCGCGAACAGGCGCGGCTCGAGAGTATGGCTTGCAACCGCATCGTGATGGACGACAATCGCGGGTATTTGCAGTTCCAGATGGCGATCAAGGACGCGCTGTTGCTGCGCAACGGCGTCATCAACGTCGAGGTCGAGGATAACACCGAGATCGAGATCTGGTCATACGGTCCCGAGATCGATGATGAGGTCGTTGGCGGCGTGCTTGTCACCGGCGAGCAGAACGAGACGCGCGAGCTGATCAGCGAGCCGGGCGACGATGTGCGGCGCATCCGCAACACGCGGTCGATGCTCAAGTTCGTCGTTCGCGCGGTTGCGGTCGAGAACTGCGTCTGGACCGACAATCTCGACACGTTGAACCTTCAAGACGCCAACTTCTTCGCCGAGCGCAGGTGGATGACGCGTTCGGAGCTGGTGGCGCTTGGCATCGACCGCGGCAAGGTGGACGAGCTTAACGCGGCGGGTGAGACCGGCAAGACCGATGAAAACGCACGCAACCGCAGCGCCACGCCCGAGCTGGACGCAACGACGCGCGAGAACGACACCATCGAGGTCTGGTGGGCTTATCCGATGCTGGACATGGATGACGACGGTGTCAGCGAGCGTTGGCAGATCTTGCTGGCAAACGACATGGTCATCCGCACCGCCGAGGTGAACTGGGTTCCATACGCCGGCGGGTCCGCGTTCATCCATCCGCACCGCTTCATGGGCGAGAGTCTGTTCGACCATCTCAGGCCGGTTCAGGACACCAAAACAGCCGCGCTGCGCCAATGGATCGACAACCTGGTGCACATGAACAACCAGCGCCTGGTTGTGGTCGAGAGTCAGACGAACATGGAAGACGCGCTTACCTCGCGGCCGGCTGGCGCGATCAGGGTCAAGGCGCAAGGCGCGATCATGCCGCTGCCTGTCGCCGATGGTGGTCCTTCGAGCGCGGCGCTCATGAGCTACCAAGACAAGATTCGAGGCGAGCGTGGCGGTGCGAGCCTGGACATGCAAGCCGGCGAGGCGCAGATCATCGGCAACATCTCCGAGCAGACGGTCGATCGCCAGTTCAGCTCGAAGGAGCAGATGGCGCAGATGTTCGCCAAGAACCTGGCGGAGACGCTGGTTCGCGATGTCTATATCCTGGTGCACAAGACGCTGCGCGCTTTCGCCACTGCGCCGATCACGCTCCTGGTCGATGGCAACTGGCAAGAAGCGGATCCGACCGAGTGGCGCGAGCGCACACATCTGAACGTCAAGACCGGCATGAGTGTAGGCGCTCGCAACAGCGTGGCGGCGGCTCTTGGCCAGCTCGTTCAGATCGAGCTTGGCGGGATGCAGCAAGGCAGCACGATGTTCCGAGCCGAGGATCTGCATCGCACGCTGGTCGATTGGCTGTCCATCAAGGGTGTGAACGCGCCCGAGAACTACATGCTCAACCCTGGCAGCGCGGAAGCGCAACAGGCGCAGCAGCAAGCGCAGCAGCAAGCGCAGCAGCAGCAACAGCTCTTGATGCAGCTCGAGCAGCAGACGCGCCAGCTCGAGGAACAGAAGGTGCAGCTCGACAAGTACAAGCATGACACCGAGCTGGAGTTCAAATATGCCGACGCCGGCATCGACAGCGAGCTGAAGGAGGCCGAAATCACGGTCAACGCGCAGCTCCGACAGCTGGAGCTAGATATCAACGATGAGAACGCAGATCTTGACCGACGCGCTCGAGGCGCTAACGGAGCTGGCGAATGAATACGAACGCGACGTTTTTAGAGAGTGGGCAGACGGTGAAGCCGGCGACGAGGGACGAACCAAGCTCCGAGGCGTCCGAGAGTTCATCGGACTTGTCCAAGCCCGTGCTGTCGCCGGCGGAGACGGACAGCCAGGCGGTGGAGGCGATCCAGGAGCTGCTGGCGCCGGCGGCGAGGTCGGAGGAGCCGAGCGATGGTTCGCCACCAGACGCGGATCCAGCGCCAGTCGAGGATGAGCCGAGCGACAACGACAGCCAGGTGTCGATTCGAGACCTGGCTTCGCACCTTGGCACGAACGCGCAACGGGTCTATAAGGATTTACAGGTGCCGCTAGGCAACGGCGAGAGTCTGAGCCTTGGCGAGCTGAAAGACGCGCACCAGGTGCGTGAGACATCCCGATCGGAGATAGCCGAACGCGAGGTGTCGCTGCAAGAGCGCGAGAGCGCCGTTAACGCCCATCAGCAAGAGCTGCAAGCGATCATGGGCGAGATTTCGCCATACCTGACACAAGAGGCGGTGTCAGCCATCGAAGCCAAACACGCGAGCACCGAGGCGCGAGAACGCCAATCCTTGATGGAGAAGGTGCCGGAATTCAAGGATGCGACTAAGTTCGACGCGTTCAGAGATGAGCTGGTCGAGATGATGTCCGACTTTGGGTTCCAACCGCATGAGGTCGTTATTGCCGACCATCGTCTTCTGATGGTTGGGCGTGAGATGCTGAGGCTCCGAACGACACACCGCCGATGGGCGGATGCTGTCGAAGGCGGGAAGCTGAAGGGTCATAAGACGACCGGCAAGGCTAGTGGTGGCAAAGGTAGCACGGCGAAGGGTTTGAAACGGCAACTTGCCGACGCTGCCGCGTCCAACGATACGGGAACGAAGGTCGCTGCGGTGTCCGCTCTTATAGGGTGACATCCGATGACTGCTGCAAATCTTGACAGTGCCGACCTGATTGCCGTCGCCGACGGTGGCTTGGTCAAAGAAGACGTGATGAACCAGATTTGGGACATCTCGAAGATTCCGCTTCCCTTCACCGACATGATCGGTTCGGACACGGCGGGGAACGCATACACCGAGTGGACGCAAGACAGGCTCCAGGACGTTGACCTCACCAACGCGGTGATCGACGGCGCGGACAGCGCCGGCAACGACACCGAGGTCGGCGCCAGGGTCGGCAATCACATGCAGATCAGCGTCAAGGCGATCCAGGTCTCGACGCGTGCCCAGACTTCCGACACGATCGGCTTTGCCAACACGTTGAGCTACCAGATCATGATGCGGCAGCGCGAGCTGCGGCGTGATGTCGAGGCGCTCAGTCTGGAAGGAACCGAGAGTGTTGCCGACACCGGCAGCGCGGCCGGAATCGCGGCTGGTCTGCCGAGCTGGCTGACCAGCACATATCTTCCCGGCGCTACGGGCAGCGCTGGTGGTTATGGCGCCACTTCGCCCACGATCGTGGACGCGCCGACCGCCGGCACCGCACGGGCGCTCACGGAGACGCTCATCCGCGATGCCGCGCAGTCGGTCTACGACCTGGGTGGCAATCCAACGGTGTTGATGTCAACATCGACCGTGATCCGCAAGTTGTCGGAATATATGTTCACCTCCTCGGCGCGCATCGCCACGCTGACCGGCAACACCAGCAGCGACGGCTCGACCAACGCCCAGACCGCCAAGGGTTCGGTCAACGTGTTCGTCACCGACTTCGGCGTGGTGCTGGAGATGCGGGCGAACCGGCTGCAACAGCTCTATGCGGCCGGTCTCAACGCCAATATGTTCCTGATTGATCCGAGCATGGTTCGGCAATCCTTCATGAACGGCTACCGCACCGAGCCGCTTGCCAAGACCGGCTTGTCGGACAAGCGCCAGATCCATGTGGATTGGACGCTGAAGGTGCTGAACCAGGAAGCGCACGGCGTCATCGCGGACATCGATCCGACCGCGGCTGTTGTCGCCTGATGTCTACTCTCGTCGAACGACGTTGGACCGGGCCACGCAGTTATGTGGACATCATCAACGATGGCACGGTATGGCACCGGCACAACGTCGTTCGCGAGGCGGACGGCAATAGCGAGCGATCACGGCTGCGGTTGCGTGAGAGTTTCAAGGCGTGGGGCGGCGAGATGTTCCACTTTACCGAGGGCGAGCATGAGTGGATCGCGCGGGAATATCCGCAGTTGCGCGATCCCGAGAACGACGCGCAGCAGAAGCGCAAGGCATGGGTCGAGTTCGGCGCTTCGAGCGTTGGACGCAGCTTTAGGGTCGATAGCAAATGGGCAAGCTAACGCGCATCGTGGCCAAGGCGGTCCCGCCACTTGATACCGTCCGAGTCGTTACGCCGGTTCAGGCCAGGGTCATCCGTCGAGGCGGTCTGATCGTGAACCAGACAGCGAAGGCGCTCTAATGGACTACGCCACGCTCAAGCAGCGCTGGTCGGCATGGTCGAAGCAACAGCTCGACGCGGCGCTGCTGGCTGAGACGACCGCGGTGGTCGAAGGCATGGTCGCGACCGACGTGAGCTGGCTGGACAATCAGTCGTTCTCGTTCATCCCGACGACGCAGGGCACGCTGGTCACCGGCGCGGTCTACCAATACGTTCGCAAGGTCGGGACGCGAGTTATTCGCTCGATCAACGCCAGCGGTCGCTTGCTGGAGCAGATGCCGATCGGCACGCTGTTCGCGACCTATCGCACCGGCAACGCCGCGCATCCAATGAATTACGCGGTGGTCGGTTCGGACTTCTTCATCGCGCCCGGTCTGAGCGACCTTGAGCTTGTGCTTGAAGCCAGGTTCGATCCGCTGGTGGCTGACGACGACACCAACGAACTGCTAACGCAGCATCCCGAGGTCTACATCCATGCCGGCGTGGCGCACATCCATCGGTACTTCCAGGACATGGAAGCGTCGCAGATGTCCGACCAGATGTACAACGTCGCGGTCATGAAGGCGAACGCGCTCGACCTCACGCTCGCCTATGGCGCCGCGCCATCAGTAAGGGCTGTCTAATGGGTCTGGAAAACTCGACAACGATCAGCGGCTTGAATTCGGCATTCCCGCTTGGCACTGATCCAAAGTCGGAAGGCGACGACCATCTGCGCTTGGTCAAGAGCGTCTTGCAGCTCGACGCGCTCACGCAGGAAGCGGTCGGCGTCATCACCATCAATACGCCGCTCGAAGGCGACTTGATGGTTTGGCGCACCAACGAATGGGTGAACGAGCCGCCGGCACCGGGAGCCGCGTCTGAGGTCAAGACCGGGTTTATCCAGGCGTATTTCGGCGACACGCTCGCCGGCTGGCTAGCGCTGGACGGAACGACGATAGGGTCAGGCACGTCGCTCGCCAACCACGCCGACGCCGCGTACGAGGCGCTGTTCACGCATTTGTGGAACAGCCTGGCCGACGCCCAGGCGCCGGTGACGGGCGGTCGCGGCATCGACGCGGCGACCGACTTCGCGGCCGACAAGGTCATGACGATGCCGAACGCACGCGGGCGCACCCCGCTTGGCGCTGGCACTGGACCCAACTTGTCCAATCGCATTGCCGGCGACATCGGTGGCAGCCAGGACAGCACCGCTTTGCTCGCGCACGATCACGGTGGCGGCAGCTTGGCGGCAGCGAGTGACGGCGCCCATTCGCATGTACAGCAAGCGATGTCGACAGGTGGTGGGACGGTCGTTTCGAGCATCGGCGACAGGGCGCAAACACTGGTTGCGACGGTTAGCACGCAGCCCGCCGGCGAGCATACGCATACGATAAGTGGCACCACGGGGTCCACGGGTTCAGGCAATCCGGTCGACGCGAACCTGGGGCCGTGGTTCGCCGTCCACTGGTTTATTAAAGTCTGATGCCGTTCCAGGCAACTCCGCTGAATATGGTGGGAATCAGCCAGGATCCTTCGCCCGAGAACATCCCGCCGACCGTATGGAACAAGGCGATTAATGTCCGGTTCGGCGAGTTCGCGGCGAACAAGGGTAGCGGTTACATTGACCTGGCGGGACCGGCGCTGTTCGCTCCCGAGCGTCTCCAGTTCATCGAGAACCTGAATCAGCTATTCTGGCTTTATTACGGGCCGGACGGCGTGGGTGTCTGGGATGGGACGACACATAGCGACATAACGCCGGTCGGCTACACGTCAGGGACGCGGGATCTGTGGTCGGATACGCAGCTCAACGGCGTGGCGGTGTCGAACAACTTCATCGACGGGCCGCTGTTCTGGGACTTCAACACCACCAATCCGCTGACGCTGCTGCCGGGATGGCCGAATGGCGTGGCTGGCGATCCGACCTGGCGCTGCAATACGATGTCGGCGTTCAAGTTCAATCTGTTCGCTTTTGGGATGCGCGAGGATGGCGTCGAGCTGAACGATGTCTTGCGCTGGTCGGCGTCAGCGGCGCCCGGCAATCTGCCATCGAGCTGGATTCCGACGGCATCGAACGACGCTGGTTCTCTTCCGATCGGCGGCACGCGTGGCCGAATCATCGATGCCGTCGCTCTTCGCGATCAGCTCCTGGTGTTCAAGACCGACAGTTCCGTGTCCATCCTTCCCGTGGGTGGCACGCTAATCTACGGTCAGCGCGATGCTTATTCGACCATCGGGATGCTGGCGCCACGGTGCGGCATCGAATACCGCGGCCGAGCGATCGTGCTGACCGACCAGGACGTGGTGCTGACCGATGGTGTCGAGGTCGAGAGTATCATCGATGATCGGAACCGGAGGGCACTATTCCGCGAGCTGGACAGCAGCTTGTTCCAGCGTTCGTTCATGGCATGGGATCCGGTGTCGGCGAAGGTCGCGATATTCATCCCATCCATCAACCATCCGAACCCAGGCTCCGAGTGCAACGTCGTATATGTCTGGGATCCGCGGGACGGCGAATGGTCGATCAGCGTGCCAGGCGACGGCATGTCCGATTATGCGCTGGGTTTCCATCCACCACCGGAAAGCGGCGCGTGGGACAACGATCCCGAGGAATGGGATTTGGACGGCTTGCCGTGGAGCGAAGGCGCACCGTCGAACAGCGAACTCACGCTGGCGTCGTTCGAAAGTGAATTGATATATGGCGTTGCCGCCGGGAACCTTCAGGCGAACGGCAAGACCATCGAGATGGAGCTTGAGAAGCTGGCGCTTCAGTTCGGCGACGTTGATCGTATCACGTACATGAATCAGATATGGGTTAGCGCGGATGGCACCTATGGCGCCCAGTTCACCGTCGAGGCTGGTGGACATGACCAGGGGACGGACCAGCCGGTGTATGGCGCACCGATCACGATGACGGTGGGCGAGGACAAGCAACGCACGCTCGAGGCGTCTGGCCGGTTCATCGCGCTGCGCTTCAAGAGCATTGGCGACACCAATTTCCGAATTAACGGTATGCGCATCAATTGGCGCGATGGCGGGCGGTATGCCGCTTAGTGTCGCAACGTACGAGCCATTGGCGGCGCCGCTTGGCCGGGATCCGATCCAGGCGCAGTATATTCAGACCGAGCTGCGGCGCATCGCAGATGCTATGAGGGAGCTGGCGGTGACTGACAGTTTTGGCAGCATCCTTCAAACCGAGCGATTGCTCGGCGAGGGAAAACTCTACTCGATTGATTTCTCGCCGATCGATGGCGCGGCGCTGCCGTGGACGATCGACCTGCATACCAACGTCGATTGGCCGGTGTTCTTGGATCTGTCGGTGGTCAGTTACGACACCACCGGCGCCGATAACCTGCTGCTGCGGACGTTCATCGGCGGCGACGTGACGGGCGGAACGCCAGTCATCACCAGGCCGTTAAACTCCGACGCGCCCGATTCTCGCGTGCCGATCAACGACGCGAACGAGGGTTCGACCGTCAACGTCGCCGGCACGCCGGTCAGCGTTCGAGCTGGCAACAGCTTTCAATCCGCCGTGGCGATCGTTCCGCCGGATGCCGAATACTATGCCACCTTCTCGCAGCTCGGCAGCGGGAAAGCGCCGACCGACATCCAGCTCACGCTCAAGTTCGCGGTGGTCGATCCTTATCCGAAAACAGAGTGGCAGACATGACCGAGCCGTTCCTGGTTCCATTGATTGGCGAGATGCCGGCGGAGCATCGGATGGCGTTCTGCCGCCTGTATTCCAAGGCGCGCCAGAAAGACCCGACGGTTCATCCGCCGCAGTCGCATATCCTGTCTCAGATCAGGAACGGCGAGGTGATCGCGGCGCTGGTGGTATGTCCCGACAAGCAGGAGTACATAGGATGTTTCCTCCTGGCGGTGGATCACTTCCATGACGCGCTGGCGGTTACTGTCTGCGCCGGCAGGGAGTTGGACCGGTGGGGTCATGTGATGGATGAGCTTGCTCACCGGGCGGCTGACCAGCTTGGGCTGGCGAGGTTGTGGGTTCAGGGACGACGCGGTTTGGCGACCGTGCTGAAGGAGCGCGGGTTCGTCCAGAAATATATCGTGTACTGCAAAGAACTAGGAGAAGATGATGTCGTTCGGAGCGCAAGGGTCGAGGTCGAGCAACGAAAGCCAGTCTTCAAACAAGCCGGACTTTCCCGAGATCCAGAAGCCGTTCCTCCAGGATCTGTGGAATCAAGCGCAACAAGGAACGATAAGTGGCCCGGGTTCGCAGGATTCGATGTTGGACGCGACGAATCAGGCGCTGCCAGGCGCTCTGGCTGCTGGACAGGGGGGAGTTAATCTTGGCCAGGGGCTACAGCAAGGAACGTCGTTCGGCCAGCAGGTTCTCGGCGGTTCTTCGCGTAGCTTGTTCGGTCTGGGCCAGCTCGGTTCGACCGACCAGCTCATCGGCCAGCTTGGCTCCGATCTGGGCCAACAGCTCAACGAAAGCATTCTACCCGGCATCCGCAGCCAGGAGATCGGCGTTGGCGCACTGGGTGGGGCACGAGGCGAGATAGCGCAGGGGATGGCCACGCAGGGGGCACAGGACGCGTTCGCGACCTCCTCGGCACAGATACGCCAGTCCGACCTGTCGCGGCGTGCCAGCGCCTTGCAGCAGAGCGGAGCGCAAGGCGAGGCGTTCTCGAGGATGCAGGGGCTTGGCTCCGAGCTGCAACAGGACAGCGCCCAGTCGATGATGGATCTGGGCTTGGCGCCGAGCCGGGCGTTCTGGGGACCGTTGCAGAACTACGCGAGCATCCTGAACGGCTCGCCGAGCATCGGCAATGTCGGCCAGTCCACCAGTGGTGGGCGATCGAAGTCATTCGGGATGTCGGGCGGGTTCTGAGTGTGACGGGTCTGGAGGTTATCGTGTTGATAATCGTAATTCTGGCGCTGATTGACAAGGCGGGCGGGTGATGCAGTACCGCATCCCGATCGGTGGCTTGATCGTCCTGGAAGTTCTCGAAATTATTATAAAGCTGGTGGGCTAGATGGTTCTACCAATTCTAGGCTTGATCGGAATGGGTCTCGGCATGGGCGGCTCGTTCATGGCGCGCAAGGCGCAGGGTGAGGAAGCCGGTGGCTTGCTGGAGAAGCATCGGCGCAAGGACGGCACCATCAATCAGCTCTCGTATGGTCGGGCGCTCATGGAAAGCCCGATGAACCGCAAGTTCGGTCAGTCGGTCTTGCAGAACGCGCTGTCGCGCCAGCAGACGCCGGCACAGGCGCGCCAGGAAGCGCGGACGGTCGAGAGTCACCGGCTTGGCATCGAGACCGGCCAGGCGAATTTACTGCGTGGGAAAGCCGCCGAGGCGCGAGCCGCGGCTGGTGAGGGACGCGCGGCAAACGTGGAGACGCGGGCGCAGTCTGTCTTCGAGATGCAGCAGGACATCCGATCCAACCAGTTGATGCGCGCGAACAGCGCCGAGGGTCGGGCGAAGAACGTGGAGCAACGGCTCCAGAAGACATTCGAGCTGCAAAGCCGCCTGTCCGAGATGTCGATCAGGGGCGTCGAGCATAGCGAGATGCTGCGGCGCCAAGCCATGCAGGACCGCAACAACCTGGCTGATCCAAAACAGCGCGAGCAGTTCATGATCAACCAGGATTACTCGCCCGGGATGTTCAACATGCGAGCCAGCGCGGCACTGGGTCAGTCGCCGGCCGAGGGCAAGGAATGGCGCATGACCAGGCATGGCTTGGCGCAGCTTCCACGCATAGGCTCGACCGAACACATCGAGGCGAAGAAGCAGCGCACCACGCTGCGCCGGTTCGGCGAGGCGATGGTGCAACAGAACAAGCTGTTCCAGAACGGTGGGTCGGCGGTCATAACGGGCGCACGCAAGGGTGAGCTGAACAGCTTGAACACGCAGATGACGCTCATGATCAAGGATCTTGAAGACCTGGGCGCGTTGCAGGCGCCCGACATCGAGGTCATCGAAGGGCTGTTGCCGCCAATGACGGGCGGCGAGGCGCTGGTGACATGGCAGACCAGCGGCAAGCAAGCCGCGCTCAACGCCTGGCTGGCTGGGAAGATGAGAGCTTCCGACGCCAACACCGAGGGATGGGCCGGGTTCGACACGATGAAGACCGAGTTCCTGATGGAGGAACAGGCGAGGCTCCGCGGGCTGGTGGACTTGCCAGCCGAGGAGGCTGAACAGATGCCGGTTGGCCAGACTGATCCAGGCGCCATCGGCGCCATGGGCGGGGGCGCCTGATGGCTGGCGACAAGGTGATGCTCGATCCCAAGACCGGCTCGCCGGTTTGGTGGGACGGCACCGACTGGGTGAATGTTTCACATGACTTCGATCCGAGGGGCGGGTTCGGCCAGGACCTAGGCAACGCCGCGTCGCAGGTTATAGGCGGTGCCGAGCGTATGTTGGGAGACCCAGGTGGGGAGGCCAGGCAGAGAGGCGCCACGCAGGATCTTGACGCGTCCGGCAGTCAAGGACCGGGTGCACTCGGTGCCCAGATGCTTATGGCTGTCCCCGAGATCGCGGCTGGCGGCGCTGGTTCGGCGCTGGTGCGCGGCGGCGCCGCGGCGCTAGGAGCGGCCCTGGGCGCCACTCAGTCGCCCGACAACCCCGCATTGGGCGCCGCGCTGGGCGGTGCGGCGGGTGGTGCCGGCACGGTGGTGCGTGCGTTCGGCAAGGCCGCCGTGGCCAACAGGCTTGGCGCGCCGAGCGGACAGACTATCCAGCGCATCACGGATGCCATTCGACCAGGCGGGCGGGCGAGCCTGAAACGCCAGACTATTCGGGCAAGCCGCGAGGCAGACGCTCG